CATAAATTACATTGTTCTTTATTTTCATTATCTTCATTCTCTTTAATTTCGACAGATGCATTTTCTAATTTTCTAAATTTATCGTAATCACTAAGACTTAATTTATCCGACATTAGTTATTTAATTTCTAAGATTACTTTTCTTTTTAAAAATCAATTTTTTATATAATAAAATTATATATTATATAAAAAAATTTAGCTTTGTATAAAGGTTAAAATTATATTTAAAAGTTTTTTCGTATTTAAACAATAAATAACATGATCTATTTTAGGATCAAACATTAAACACTTAGCTAGTTGATTTCTTATATTCATTTGATCCGTGTTAAAAGCTTCAAACACAATATTTTTTTTATATTCTATATTTTTAACATGTAATTTAGATGCTAAATCTTTTGTGTATTTTTTTTTATCGAGAATTTTTATGTTCTTTAACAATATATCATATTCGTTCATTTTATCATCGTTTATTTTTAATTCTTCAAAAGAACTAACTAGAACATTTTCAACTGAAAACATCGCAATATTGTCTTTGAATTTTTAAAGAATTAAAATTTTAAAAAATCAATTTTTTTATTAATATATAACCTTCAATATTGATATAAAATTGAATTTTAAATATTTAAACTAATATAGTTCTTAAAGAATATTAGAACAAATTATGTATTATTCAATCGATAATATACTTTATTTATATATTATAATATTGACAGTTAGCTTATTTTATGTACATAATCTTTTTATAAAAGAATTCCGTAAAAATCAAACAAAAGTTATTTTAGAACCTATTAACAAAGATAAAGATCTGTATATGAAAGTTGAACTGATACTGTATAAAGTTGAAAAATTATTTGAAGAAAATAGTATATTAAGGAATAAATACAACTTAATAGAAAACATTATTACTAAGTTAAAAAGTGATCTAACTGAAAAATATAATAAATATGTTCTTAGTGTATCAATGGAACAAAAATTTTACGAATTATACAGGAAAATTACAGATATAAATAAACAATTATTTAAATGTGAAAGTGACATAATAAATACAAATAAATTATTATCAAAAGAATTAATTAATCTCAACATTGAATTTAAAAATAAAATTGAAAAATGTCATTTAAAAATTTAATTTGAATTTGTGTAATAAAATATGACAATTAGACGGATGGTAAATCCTGAAAACTTTTGCAAAGAAGCACATAAACTAAATATTATATACGAATTTTTTTAATTGAAGCAAAACAATAATTTTTATTATTTTGTAATAATAAAAATCATTTTTATTTTTGTGAAATCCAAAAAAACAATAAAAGCGTGGAAGTCTAGAGTACAGGAAATCCTAAAGCACCACCAGAAATACGAATAATATTATTATTGACAGCAGTAACAATGAAATTGTATGTTTGGTTATATTTAGAATTTTCAGGTCCACCATTATTGGCAGCAGTTTCTGCTGCAGTAGATGCTTTAGGACCGATTGATACATTGGTTAACTTACCGTAATTGGTCGATCCCATAGGATCTAAGCAGATAAAATCAAGAGAATATGAGTATGCATGATATCCAATTTGATATGGAATAACAGGAGCATGATAATATGGATTGACAAGAGAGAAATAATCAGATCCCATACTAGAAAGACGAGCAGTATTTTCATAAACAAGAGATGTTGATTCAATAGGATCTGCTGCTAGGTAACCATTTCTTGAATCAAGTAAATTATTACCATTAGTTTGATTAACAACAACAGCTGAAACAGTTGAGTAATTTGACATATCAGGACCTACAGATGTATTACGAGCAGCAAAGAATAATACTTTAATAGCATGAGAAAATCTAATATCATAAGTAGGATGTTTATTTCCCGAATCTGTAGGATTAAAGTGTTGTGATGGTGCAGTTTGGACCTGTTCAATTAGGATATCACGAGGAGCACAAGCCATTCTTTTACGTTCATCGTTAGAAACGATTGCATAATTTGCCCATACATTACAGTTTCCTAACACAGGAGTTGATGTTATTTTAGTTAAATAATTAGCGCCTAGAGGTTCACCTTTAGAAGTACCATTATTTACTTGATAAATAAGTAAATCTTCCCACTTACGGAATGAAAAATTTAATCTCATATCATTATAAGGTAAAGCAGCAGTTGGCAAAGCAACACCACTATCTCTTCCGTAAAATAGAGGTAGAGGTAAGTTAAGAGTAGATTGTTGAAGAGTGCATCCAACATTTGGACCGGCAGTACTAGGTACTGGGTATACCAAAGAAGGAATATTACCAATCATATTATTATATCCATTTTGTTTTCCTGCAGGAACAGTAAAAGCAGCCCAGAAATCAAGATGGAAGCTATCAAATCTGGCAGCAACTAAGTCATTAAAAGTAATTGCACATTCCTTAACAAGGTTATGCATTAAATTCTTAGTCCATCTGATAGTACCTCCAGTTGGTATGCCACTAGTATTGACTGTAACAGCGGGGATAGTAACACGAAGCCAAGTTTGAAGTAAATAATCACCAGCACGAGAAATACTTGCTGACCAGTCAGTATCAAACGCAGGATTACCTGCAGCTCTACTAAGAACTACCGGCACTTGGGTAAACCAAGTTGATTTTCTGGTCTCTCTGACAAAATAGGCAGTGGCTTCGGGACCACCATACATATACTTTTCGATTTCATCAAAAGTAGCTAAATCAATAAAACCTGAGGTAACATTAGATGTAATAATTGAAGACATTTTTATTTAATATGAAGAAAAAAAAAATTAATTAAAATTATTTTAAAAACTGTTTTAAAGAAATATTATTTTTTCTTTCTTATTTTTAATTATTATGTTCTAACTATTAATTTATTAATCAAATATTTTTTTATTATTATTTTATTTGTTATTTATTACATTATATTATAAGTTTTTACAATATTTTTTATATTTTTTTTGTCAAGCTTATTACACTTTCATTTATTATTTTTACATATTATTTCTTGGTCCCCTCTGCTCATGTATAAAGAAACTTATGTAAACAAAGTTCGTTTTTTACTACAAATAAAAAATAAAAATCACACATCATTACACAAAAACACAAATAAATAGTCTTAAATAATTGTAAAAAATAATTATTTTTACAATCTAATTTCTAAGTTTATTATTAACTTTCCAGTTATTTCATAAGGGATTAAACTTAAAATAAATTTCTTCATACTAATGGCTAAAATAAAAATAATAATCCAATAAAAACATTGATATCTTTTGAAATAGTTTTAATGTTTATAAAAATAATTGTTGTCGACAATGTTCATACAATAAAACTTGGTGTCATTTATTATTTAACAAATTTTTAAAAATTTGTTAAATATTTATATATTATTACAAAAGTTTATAATAAGACATTGCTCTTACCCAAAAGGTGTTGAATTTTTCTGTTTTATTTAAGTTTATTTTATGCTTAATTAAGTATAAAATTAAATAAAAGGTACAAAGTTCCATCCAAGTTGTAAAAAAATATTACTCATTATTTCATCGTGAAAAGTTTTTCTATCTAGTGTTTTTAAGATTGTAAAATCTTCTTGTTTACATGGATATTTTGCTTTTAAAAGGAGCTGGTACATTACAAATTGTGTATTAATAAAATTTTTTCTATCTATATGTTTGTAATTTTTATCGTAATATTCCGTAAGAATATCAAAATCTTCCAAAAGTTTATCTTCTAAATGACTAATATCATCTGGTTTTTTACCAGTAATATTATAATGAATTAAGTTAATGTTTTCATAATGTTTAGTATAATTAAGTTCTTTTAAAAAAATATGAATATGATCTTTTAAGATGTTTTGAAATCTAATATTTTTAGGAGTATTTTTATCTCCAATTAATAAATGATGTTTTTTAAATTGATCTTCTAATTCATCATAAATTTGTTGTGGTATTGTACTATTTTGCTTTCCTTGGTATTGATTAATACAATCACGGAAATGTGTGCGCCTGTCATAGACATATTTAGACGAAATATTCACCCTTTCTACATCTTTATAAGACGAAATATTTTTCAAAATTATTTGTTGTGCAGAGCAATTAATACAAACATGAATATTATTATCTATAATATCGAATTCTTTGTATTTACAATTTTTACAAATTATTTTATCTTTATATTTCTTATTAATGTTTATATTTACATATTTACTCGCAATTTCAACATATTTAAGTATTAATTCTTCTTTTTCTTTATTTTCTTTTGTAGATTTTCCAATAAAATTAATTTTCATAGGTGAATTTAAAATTTGTTTGTATTTTTCAAGTATCTCTGCTGTATCTGTAATATAAAAATTTAAAGATATATTCTTCTCAATATCATTTATATATTTTTCTAAATTATCTTTTGATTTTAATAAAGTTTCTTTAACTCTTGTTTTTATTGTAGATAATTCCAAACTTTTTATAATACTGTCAAGTTGTAATTTATATTCATCTAGTTTATTTTTTTCATCAAGAAAATTTTCAAAAATTTTTGAATTTATTGTCAATATATTCAATTCAGTTGTCATAATATTATCAAATAATTTTAATTGTTTAAAATAAAATTATTTTTTTTATTTCATAATATAAAAGATGTCAACTGAATGTGTAAAATGTAAAAATTTTCTTGATGAAAATAATGTGTATAATAAAGATGATTATAAAAAGTGGATACTTAAAAATCATCCTGATAAATTTTTAAAGTTTGGAAAAGAAGATCAAAGATATATAGATGCTGAAGAAAATAGCGCTATGTTAAATAATTGTTTTCCACAATGGTATGGTGAATATCCAAGGTGTGTTAATAAATCCCCTATAAAATCAACTATGGGTTTAAATTATGAAAAAACTCCTTCATTTAAACCATCAAGTAAATTTTCATGGTCTAGTTATTCATTTAAACCAGATACTGTTCCTCCATCTGAATCACCATCTAAGAAATCTAGGAAATCTAGGAAATCTAGGAAAAGAGTATTTGATGATAATGCACCTTTAGGTGAATGTCGTAAAAGAAAAAAGAGTGTATGTAAAAATGACCCAAATTGTACTTATAGAAAGCGTGTAGGTTGTGTAAAAAAATATGGTGCTAAAAAAAATAAATATGAAGGTCCTTTAATGCCAGATGTT